CGCCTAGATCGCCAGACTTGCGGAAAGCGGTATCTTGCTCAACGGCATCTACTCTCTTTCCAAACTCATTGAACTGACCCTTGACTTGTGTTACTTCTGTAGATACATCGTCAACGGACTTGTTAAGTGCTGCAACCTGCTCATTAAGAGACTTAATGGTTGTAGCGAGATCGCCAAAGGCATTAGTAAGAGAGTTCTTGATTTCAGCAATTGCATCTGCAACTGACTCATCTGACTTTGCTACAGCAAGTTCGGCTTCAACTGCTGGAGCAACGCTCTCTTCTTCTACTACGGGAGCAGAAGGAACTGCACCACCATCGTCTGACTTTTCAACAACAGTATCTGTTGCTGCTGCTTCAACGACTGCAGGAGTTTCTACTTCTGCTGGCTGTGCCTCTGGAGTAATTTCAACATTTTCAACTACAGCATCTAATACTGCTTCTGTCGCTTCTGTCATTTTATTTACCTCCTTGGTAATCTTAATTGTACTAATGCCTTTAGCACTATCAACTAAGAACTTTATCATGTTTGCTTTTTCGCTATCGCTTTTTTCTACGAAACCAATATTTTCCATGCTCTTACCACTGACTGGGCTTTCTGCTGTTTCTAAGTCAGATACTAGTACTATACCGTTTTCAGAATCATAAAAAACATTTTCAATTATTGCATCTACTGATGCTCCAGAAATAACATTTTGTCCATTAACTTTTTCAACAGAAATAATGCTTGCAAACTGGTTTGCTGGGCTATCTACAAGAGATAGTTCATAAAGATCATAGTCTTTAATAATACGAATTGCCTTGTCCATGTCTACATTGTATGCATCATCCCAAGACTTAATATTTCCACCAATAGAAAAACCACTATATGTGCCGTCTAGGACTTTCTCCCAGGCATCTTGTGCACCCTTTGATACGTATGCAGATACATAAACTCCGCTATAAAACTTCTTTGAATTAGGGTCAAAATACTTATCTTCTTTAAATGAGACAATCTTTCCTACCGCTGATGGTTGGTGCATTTCTCTTAGATTCCCACGGAAATTTTTAAATGCCTGAAGACTTGCCTCAGTTGTAACAATATCATCTTGCTTATCAATATTGTCAAGAGTTGCAAAGCCAGATACCATTCGGCGTTCTACATCTACCTTGCCAATAGGCATTGACAGACGGACGCTATTCTTGTCTGTTGTCCAGTGTGCTTTATTGATTAACATATCGTTATCCATTATACCAAATGTTTTAAGAGATTTCTCAATTATTGAGACGCTCTTCCCTCTCCCTGTGGATTGCGTCCATTAAGAGTTGCAGCACCATCTGATTGGCTATTTGTTCTTTCTGCATCCCTTTGGCGATTACCAGCAAGGTCTGCTCTAGCATCTGTTGCCTGTCTTGGAGTCATCACAAATGGAGTATCTCCATCTTTTCTCTGTGGCAAATCAAGTGCTGTGCGAGCCTCATTTGGAGTCATGACCTGAGTCTTAACGTATCTCTCAAGAATTTGAGACTGGGCGATTTCATCAGTAAGAGTTAGTTCATTAAACTTAAGTTCAAGAACATCTGTTTTTTCCTTAATAATCTTGTTGACTACCTTCTCAAGATGATGTTGGGCAGGTCGTGAAACTTGCTCTTTAAATGTTCTATCCTGAGAAAGTGCTGCTGCAAGTCCAGACTCTGATCCACCTAGTTTTGAAATAGGTACTTGATGAGCAATTAAAATGTCATCACGATTCTGCTTACGATACTCTTTGAATGATCCATCTTGGATACCGTTTTCAATTGGCTCCATCTTGAACTCAACCTTGTTTTGATCTGTATCTCCAGGAAGTGGAATATATAGCGTTCTGTGAGACTGAGACTTTAGCCCAGTCTGAAGGAATCTAAACATCTTATCTTCAGCATCGCCAGATAGTTTTGCACCCTTTAGAGTAATGATGTATCGTGGTACTGCTTTATTCTCAAAGTAGTCAATGTTGTATCTTGATGCTAGTTGATCTCCAATTAGCGATGGCATTGCAGAAACAATGTCTGGAATACCATAGTATGTGTTTAGTGGAGAGTATGACTTAAGATGAATAATTTCATTTGCACGGCTATCTGCTGTTACTGGGTTTGGATTGTTTGCACCAAAATTTCTGAAGTAAACAACAGCCTGACCAATAATTTGAAGGTAGCCATCATTAAGTCTACGAACACGAACAGTAGTTGCTGGGATGTGTCCAATGTAACCAATCTCGCCCTTGATTGTTCTTCCAACTTCAATAAAACCATTACCAGTTGCTTCAACGTCTGTATAAACCTTTTCCATGATCTTTGTAAAACTATCATCGTCATTAAGGTTTTCTAACCAGTCACGTAATTCAATCTTGGCTCTTTCAATTCTATTTCTTGCTCTATCTGTTGCTAAGTCATCTTCTGACATTTCTAGTCTAAGTGCAGTTCTATCTGCAATGTCAAAACGATATCCAAGACCTACAATGTTTTCTACCTTTGCATCAATTGCTGCATGGTTAGCAAAAGAGGTATCGTAAAAGTTTGCAAGTTCATACATGTTATATGGTGGTGTGATTACGTCAAATAAACCGTATCCATTTCTATATACCGTTCCAGGATTAAGAGCCTTTGATCCAGCATCTACTCCAGAGGGAACTGCATTTGCAGAATCTAGATATGCCTCATTTAGAGTTATCGCTTTGCTTACTTGTCTTGCTACACGACGACGGAAGTTTTGATCTAGACCAGAGTATTTTTGTAACTCTTCCCAGTTTTTATTAAATGGGTCATTTAAATTAAATTGACTTTCTTCTTGCTCTTGAGTATTTAAACTTGCTCTAACATACTGGAAGTTGTCATCATCATCACTCATTTTCGTATGCATCCCTTCCGTGTGTTTTTAGTGTTTTCTGTGCATCGGCAATAGCGCCTAAGTCATTAACATTTGGAATTAAACCTTGTATCATTCTATCTTTTTGTTCTGAATATTCCTCTTCAGATACTCTAGTTAGTCCAGGAACAAAGTGTGCTGTTCCATCTCCATCGTCGCCATTAAATATTGCAGCCTTCTTAAGTTCTGCAATCTTTGAGATGTCACCCTTTTGAGCGGGAATGTTTAATACAGAACCTGTTCCGTCAGTAAACCACTTTCCATTTGATTTCTTATATACGTATAGACCCCAGTCATAATGCTTATCAATGACCTTGCGTCGTACATTTTCAACAATTGGTTTGCCAGTTTTTGGGCTAAATAAAGAATCCATAACCATAAGTATACCAGATTACACTGGTGAGGCTACAGATATTGACCATGTGGTGTCATTGTATATTTTCATCTTATCTGCATCAAAAATCATGCCTTCTTCATCATCAATGATAATCTTATTAGTTCCAATATAGGTTTTATATACATCTTGAGCGTTAACTCCATATAGGGCTGAGGCAGAAATGACTAGAACGCCTTCCCAAGTATAGTTATTTAGCCAGTAAGACCAATTTATATTTGTAATGCCATCCTGCTTAACCTTAAGCCATGGTCTATTAATCTTAGACTGCAACTGCTGAAGGTTATTTGCTTGGTAATAAGCAACATTATTAAATAATGCTGGACTATTTAGATTAATTGATCCTATGAATAGGTCAAAGTTTACTGCTTCTCCAAAGTTAACTCCTAGGGCTGACCACTCTTTAATGGTTAGCACTGGTTCTCTTACTAGAGTTCCGTTAATGTAATATGATATTCCCTGGAAATCTGAGTTGTCTGATTTATTTTTGGCATAAATCTTACCACGTTGACCCGTTTCGTCATTTGCTACAACAAAGAAAATAATTGTATCTGCCTTGTGTCTTACCTCAAACAAAGGAATTGATGTTCCTGGAAACGATTCTTGATCATACCTTATCCAAGACTGCATAGCACTTACTCTATAGTTTTCTGCAAGAGACTGGTTAATTGGCATTGAAATTCCACGATCAAAGTTTGAATCAAAGTCTCCACGAACTTGTATTCCAGAAGTTCTATTCATGTATAAGTATGGAGTGCTTCCTTTATAAATACTAAAAGGATTCTTTGATTTATAGTCATAATATAGTCCAGAGCGCTTGTAAGGGAATAGGTCTGTTCCAAATCTTGTTCCTACTGGATTAAACGAGTTATCATTAAATGCTTGTGATGCAATTTCAAGTTTTCTTAGAAGTATAGGCTTTGTTAGTATTCCACGAACATTGAACTCAAGATGATAGACGATTGCAATTTCATTAAAGTCAATATCTTTTCTTGGGTAAATTATAGTATTATCAACAACCTCAAACTTTGTAGTTGCCCAAGAAGAGTATTCAGATACATCTACTATGGAATTTTCTTTTGCGGATAGGGTTGTTGTAAAGTTGTCTTGTAAAAGATTTGCACCATCTGCAACATACTGAAAAGTAACATAACTTCTAATTGCTGCATTTTCTGTATTATATTCGTAATACTTTAAAGCCTTTTCTTTAACATCTTGGTAGTTGTTCCAACCAGTAAGCAAAGAGTTATCTAACTGCTGATAAGTTCTTTGTGTTGGCAATGAGTAAGAATTAGACAACTCTTCATATGTCCAAGATCCAGTTGTTTCTGATTGAAGCAAACTTGAGGGTGATGGATAGCCTAGATTAAACTGTAAGAAATCTAAATCATAGAATGAGTTTCCAACATCGTTTTGAACATATTGTCCAAAATAAGATAATGGCATGTAGTCTTCCCAGTATCCAGAAACACCAATATCTAGGAACAGGCTTCCATAAGAATATGTTGGCAAAAGCGTATAACTTGCTGTATGTGCTAGTAGGGCTATTGCATTTTCTGATGATTCAACTCCACTACCTGTATATGTGTCAATAATCGCAATTCCGTTTTCATCAAAATAACTAGATATAGAGTTTGCATTTAGACTTGTTGAAAATCCGATAGAAAAGATATATCCTTTAAATGTTTTAGATCCAGAGTTATCTCCACCAACATAAAGGCTTAGAGAATTTTGATTACCAAAGAATGTTGCAACGTTGCCACCAAAGGTATTTACAAGTGTCTGAATATTAATTCCTGCTGCAAAAAGTTCTTCAACTTCAAACTCATCTGTACGATATATTTCTTGAGATACTCCTGAGTAATACAAGGAGTATACAATCTCCAACCCATCTACGTTAATGGAGAAATAGTTTCCTGTACTTTGATTGTATATCTTAAACAATACTTCTTCTGCTTCGGCTGTTCCGCTTCCCTGGTTATTTACCTGAAACACTCCATACAAAGATGCAACCTGTGAATTTAAAATATTAAAGTTTCCAAAGTTAATATATGCACCATCGTTATTCCAAGTTGAGTCTGGGTTTAAGGATATAAAGTGGGCATCTGTACCTAAGTCTCCACTAGTAAGATTTTGATATAAAGTGTCTGAGTCGTCATAAAGTTCTTGAAGTGTTTTTGTCCCAGTAAATATTGTTGGAAGTGAATACTGAGGTGTTGTTAATGCTGTTGCAGTTGTTGATAGGTTATCAAATGTTCCCTGTTGCCATTGTGCAAAATCTGGGTAGTTATAGTTTGCTGTGTAGTCTGCAAAAGAATAATCTAAAAAGGCAGAAGTTCCACTATAGGCAGAGTCAATGCTTTCTGATGAGCCAACACCTTGTCCATAAACATATCTTCTTTTTGCTACAACGTTTGCAACCTGGTAAGAGTATATTGCTACACAATCAATTTCTACTGGATTTACGTCAGCATAAGAATAAAACCCAAGCCAATCTTCTCCAGTTATTGATGGCAAGGGTATGGTTGATGTAACAAAGTCTAATGAAATAACTTGCTCTCCATTGATTAATACTGTTGCATTATCGGTAATTAATCTAATGTGTATAAGCATTGGTCTAAACCATTCACCAACAAAGTGAGAACTAAACTTACCGCCAATCAAAAGAGTTAAGAATCCACCCTCTACATATAGACCATCATCACTTCCTATTGGTCCAAAGATTCTTTTAGCCTCATATGAATCAGAGTTTATTCTTGCCCAAAACTCTAGCGTGTAATCACTATGTCTTCCATTTTCATGTAAGAAACCTTTACCAGGAAATATAAAAGAAGGATCTCCGCCAGCGTTTGGCGATAATCTTGTAACATTTGATGCACCAAAAACTAATGGAACTCCAGTATTTTTTGCTGATAAGGAGTTATTATTTACAAGGTAGTATCCAGTATCAGAAGATATTCCGTAGGCTGGTGCTGGAATTACTGTGCTAGTTGTAGTTAGTTCAATGTCTACTGGGAAGGTTTGTGGAGATACACCTAAAGAAACTACGTTAAACTCTTCAGACCATTGCCCCACAGATATTCCATTAAAGTAAAACTCATAGTCATTTATGTTATCTCCACCAGTAGTTGTAACTATTTTTAAAACTACTTTAAAGTTTGTACTTTCATTTGGAATCTCAAACGTTTCTGATATAAATGCCCACTGGTTTGATATTGATGTATTGAATGTTTTTAATTTTTGTATAACCTGAGAACTCGTGGTATCTGTATATTCATACCCAATAGATACTGACTCTAGATAAACGCTTGCAGAATAAAAATGTGTTCCAATACAAAATGTTTCAAGGGCTAAGTCTAGATCTTGAAAGTTAGTTAATTCTGGACTCTTTAGGATTGCCTCATTTGTAGTCCCAACTGGGATGCTAGAACTAACCTTTGTAGTGTAACTATCTGGAAATGGTTCTCCAGTTAGTCCAGTCCCAGCAGAAAAACTACAGCCTGTGCCTTCCCATAAAGTCAAGATATTTCTTTGTGCTTCTGAAATAAGACTAACGTAATCAAGTTTATCGTCTAGTGCCCAAAGAGCCATTGGGTGTTCACTAAACACCTTTTCTGCATATAGATTTGATGGGCTAGACATTATTCTCCTATACCCTTATTATAGCAGGATAGGAGTTAATATAATTTAATCTCGCAAGCATCAGTTGAACAGTATTTCTCAGACTCAGCATCTAAGTTATCTTTACCGTCATAGATTGCAGACCAATCAATCTTTCCAATTGTTCCAACATAAGCGTTATATTCTTCTCTTGAAATCTCACTATATGGTTGTTGTGGATAAGTCTTATTCCCCATTGGAAGAAAAGATACAGCCTTTAATTGACCCTCATACATATTTAATGCTGGAGCCACAAACTGCTTTTCTGTTTCCTTGTCAAACGATAGAGTTACAGAAACACCATTATCTGACCAGTACTTTTGAGCAGTTGCTGCCAAACCAATCTTCTCAAATAAACTTACCTGCTTCTCAGCACGTTTGTGTCCAGATGCTACTGGGAAATATACTACAGATGTATTTGCTGATACAAGGTCGTCTTCAATTTTATATCCCGCTGCTTTAAATAAATGCATCATTGGATCGGTATTACCAAAACGAATAGCACGAAGATAAAATTCTCCACCAGGTCCCCAGTGAACTCCAGGAGTTGCACCTGATAAAAGAGAAACAGATCCTGAAGGTTTGACGGTAGTTACACGAACTGATTCACGAACACATAGCCACTCAGAATACTTGTGGTCATAATAACGAATCTTTTGATACCCTTCATCCATCCA